GAAGAACAAGCTTTAAAAGATAAAGAAAAAGAAATTGAACGAATTTCAGGAGAAGTTATCCCTACACTTTTAAGTGAAATGGGTTTATCCTCTCTCAAACTTGCAGATGGATCTGCAATTGATGTGAAACCGTATTATTCGGCGAATATCTCTTTAAAGAATAGAGAATCGGCGTATAGTTGGCTTCGCCAAAATGGCCTAGGGGACATTATTAAAAATGATGTCACCGTTTCCTTTGGACGTGGTGAAGATAACAAGGCGGCAGAATATGCTAACCTTGCAAAGGGTCAAGGGTATCAACCGACACAAAAGTTGAAGGTTGAGCCCATGACTCTCAAAGCACTAGTCCGTGAGCGTATCGAAAATGGAAAAGATATGCCCATGGATATTTTTAACGTGTTCGTAGGAAACCGAACCAAACTAACAAGGAAACAATAAACATGAACAAAGAAACACAGATCGCGAAACGCGAAAATGCAGGTGCACTAGCTACAAATATTTTTGAAGCTGATGCAGGTGCTGGCTCTCAGAATATGACGCAGGAAGATCTTGCGTTACCTTTTCTGAAAGTCTTAGGACAATTATCTCCAGAAGTTAATAAACAAAACGCTAAGTTTATTAATGGAGCAGAACCTGGAATGATTGTAAACAGCGTTACTAAGGAGCTATATGATGGAACTAAAGGTATCAATGTTATACCTGTCCATTATGAAAGACAGTATGTCGAATGGCAAGACAGAGGTCAATCTGGAAATGCTCCTGTAGCGATCCATAAAGCAGACAGTGATATTTTGAGTACAACAACTCGAGATAAATCCTGGAAGGATAGATTACCTAATGGTAATTATCTGGAAAACACTGCGAACCACTTTGTGATTCTTTTGGATAAAACTCCATCAACAGCACTGATATCTATGAAGGCTACTCAATTGAAGATTAGTCGTAAATGGAATTCATTGATGATGGGTCTTAAGCTACAAGGAAAAAATGGTTTATTCACACCGCCAACATATAGCCACATTTATAATCTAAGAACTGTTCAAATGTCTAATGACAAAGGAACATGGTTTGGATGGGATGTATCTAAAGTTGGTCCAATTACAGATCAAGATGTTTATAAAATTGCTAAGAACTTTGCGGAAAAAAGTAACAAAGGCTTAGTAAAAGTTAAACATGGTGAAGAATCTGAAACGAAATCACCTTATTAAAGATTTTCTTTGCAGAGGAATAGGGGCGGCAGCGGGAGACTTAAACCGCCCTTTTTAATTTATGAATGTAGAAAAATTTAGAAAGATATTTGTAGGGTTAGAAGAAAGGTTTGGCTATCACATAGCCAGCTATGAAGAGGGTAATGGTAAAAAATCTGGTAATTCTTTTACCTCAAATTACCCGCATACATTAGAAATGTGGCAGTCACATCTTGAAGGTAAAAAGTTTCAAGTCAAAACAAATAAAGGTTTTACTAGTGCCGATAGTTTGGGTTTATGCCCAATAAATAATAATAGTAAGTGTATATGGGGAGCAATTGATTTAGATAATTACAAACCCTCCATACCAGAATTATTTAAGAAATTAAAAAGTTTAAACGTTCCAGTTATTCCTTTTAGATCAAAAAGCGGGGGTATTCATCTTTATATATTTTTAACTGAAGAAGTTGCCGCTTTAATTATGAGAGAAAAACTTCACTCAATTAAAAATATTTTCGGGGTAGAACAACCTGATAAAATTTTTCCAGTCCAAAAATATTTAAATTTAGAAAAAGGTTCAGCAGGTAGTTGGATTAATCTTCCTTATCACAACGCTAAAGATACTCAAAGATACATGATAAAAGAGGATGGAGGTAAAGCTACCCTAGAAGAGTTTTTTGAAGCATATGAAAAAAACAAAATAACACCAAGCCAATTAAAAAAATTAAAATCAAATATAGATGAAGGTGAAACAGGGGATTGGTTTAAAGATGGTCCTCCTTGTTTTCAAGCTCTAGCTAAATTTGGTGTCGAGAAAAAAGTTAGAAATGAAACTTTAGTGGATATGTCTAAATATATTAAAATGCGATATCCAGAAGAATGGAAAGATAAAATGGGAGACTACAATAAAAAATTTTTTGAACCCATTGGTAAAGGTTTATCTTACGATGAAGTTAAAGGAGTCATTAATTCAAGAGAAAAAAAGGATTATGCATATAGATGTAGTTCTGATTGGCTTAAACCTCACTGCAATAGGGAACAATGTATATTACGTAAATTTGGAATTGGTGGAGCAGCCACTAATGAGCTAGTTTTAGGCCCTCTGTCCTATGTCAAGTCAACACCTATTATATGGTATCTTGGGTTTAATGGTGAAGAAGTTAGACTTAATTCTAAAGAAATAGTTAAACAAGATTTAGCAAGAGAAGCGGCAACAGAACAAGCGAAAAAAACACCACCAAGAATAAAAAATTGGGATGATCAAATTAGATCTCTTCAAGTAAAAGCAACTCCGATTGATGCTCCAGAAGAAAGCATTCCTATGTTTAGATTAAAGACAAGCTTACAAACTTTTTGTTTTAATACCAGGGTTACTAAAGACAGGAAAAAAATTCTCTTGGGTAGACCTTTTGAAGATGAAGATGCTATTAGATTTACGTTTAATGATTTTTTTAAATATTTAAAATCAGATGAATGGAATATAAATGCTGATATTACCCATCAAATGCTTAAAAAAATAACAGGAGTAACGCGGGAAAAATTTCACGTTAAAGAAGATGTTAAAAGATGGGTGTACCTGGTTGATAAAGAAAAATTTAGCCCAGAACCAGAAACACAGCAAGAAGTTCCAGATTATTCTAATAAGGAAGAGGAGAGTGCATTTTAATGTTAGATAAATTGTATAGAATGAGATACAAAATATTAGGTGGCCCAGGGTGTGGTAAAACCACAGAAATATTAAAAATTTTGTCTAATAATATTAAAGCAGGTTTACCAGTAGATCAAGTTTTATTACTTGGTTTTGCTAAGGCAACTGTGGAAACTTTACAAAAAAGAGCTATAGAAGAAAATAAATTAACAGCAAAACAAGCTGAATCAATTACAACTATTCATAAGTATTGCTATGAGAGAATAGGTAAACCCGACGTATTAAATTCAAGTGCTAAAACATCTTTCAGGAAGAAAATACAAACTGACCCTGATAACTGGATTATGTTGGACGACGAAAACTATAATAAAGGTGATGAAGAACCTGCGGGATGGACCGAAAAGGAAGATAAAAAATTAGCCGTTTATCATGACATAATTAGTAAAGCTCAACATAATCATGGTTATGACAAGAAAGGTTCTCATTTAAGATTTAGAAAAAACAGGAAATACGAAGGAAAAGATGATTTAGAAAAAGTATTAAATTTTTTTAGAGAAAGTGAAGATGATAAATGGAAAAATGTTCTTACACCGCAATTAGTTTATTTTTATAGTAATTTTTATAAATTTAAAAATCAAAATGGTTTTGTTGATTTTGACGATATGTTATTAAAATCTTTACAACCAACCGTAGAATTTCCTTCCTATAAACTTGTATTAATTGATGAAGTGCAAGACCTTTCTTTTTTAGAATGGCAGGTTATTTCAAAAATAGGTAAAAAAACTGAAGAGTTATATTTAGTAGGAGATGATGACCAAGCAATATATGGTTGGAAAGGCTCTGATGTAGAAATCTTTCAGAAATGGCCTTGTAAAAAAGAAAATATTAAACGCCTTAAAAAATCCTTCAGATTACCAGGAAAAATATACGATTTTGCCCTAAATATTAGAGAAAATATAAAATATAGAATGGGTAATGAATTTAAATGCGAAAAAAGAATAAATATAAAAATTAAAAACGAAGGGTCAATTGATTATATTTATGATATGTCAGAACTGGAAGAAGAAATAGACGTTAATTCAGATGTTATATTCTGTGCAAGAATAAATAGATTTTGTCAAAACTATGCTTATTTTTTAAAATATAAAGGTTTAATTTTTAAAGAAAAAGCTAAAACTCCAGGTGATAGGGGCAGACTAATAAGTTCCTTCCCAACGGGGTGTAGAGAAGTAATAGAATCATGGAATACCTTACAAGAAGGTCATTCGATTAAAGGGACAGATTATGTTCAAATGGTTAAATCTTTAAATGCAAAATTTATTTCAGAAAGGAAAAAAACAGCTTTAATAAGTAAAAATACTGCGCCACCAGAGTTATACGACACCAATACTTTATATTCTTATGAAGATTTTACAACAAAATATTATTTGAATGTGGATATAAATAAATTATGGCATGAAATTTTTTATTTTGACACATCAAGAGTTAGAAGTAATAAAAAACCAAACGCTTTATTCAAAGACAAAGAAGATTTTAATGATTATTTAAAAAGGTGTTGGGAAAAAAATAAAAATTTAGAGACTAAAATTATAGTATCTAGCATTCATGGAGTCAAAGGAATGGAAGCTGACAAAGTAGTTCTAGGTGTTGAATGGGGCTATGCTTTAAATGGCTATTTAAGTGGAAATCAAAAAAAGGAGGATGAGGAGAATAGAGTTGCTTACGTAGGAGTTACTAGGTGTAAAAATAAATTATATCTTTTTGAGGTTCCTGGTGATTATAAAAGTCCTTTTCCCCCATTAAAAAATTATGTCAATAATTATTCTTTCAAGAATGAAAAGATAAAAGAAAAAAATTTTAATGAAAATTGTTTAGATGCTTTTCACAGGAGATATAGACCTGATTGGAATGAAATTGAAAACCCCATAAATAATGATAGGAGAACAACATGAGTGCATATGATAAACAAGTAGGGGGATCTCACTACAAGAAAATGAAGATCCAGCCAAGTCAATTTGTAATTGAGAACGAGTTGCTTTTTCCGGAAGGTAATGTTATTAAATACATCTGTAGACACAGATACAAAAACGGAAAGGAAGATTTAGAAAAAGCTGTACATTTTATTGAAATGATAATTGAAAGAGATTACCCAACAATACCCATGACAGAAGAAGAGGAATACCGAAATGCTGGTATTACTAAGGAAGAAGCAGAAAGAACTTACCCTCCACAAAATTCGTGGGGAATGATTAAACCACCTGAAACATCCAATGCAGATTGGATTAAGGGATACAAAAAATGGAAGAAAGGAGATTGTCCACATAACTAATGCAAACACCTTTATTTAAAGCTCAAACAGAATGGTTCCCACCAGAAGAATATCCAGATCTATCTAAATATGATGAAATTTCAATAGATCTAGAAACAAAAGATCCAGATTTAAAAACAAAAGGTTCTTCTGCTATGAGAGGGCAAGGAGACGTAGTTGGTGTTGCAATTGCAGTCAAAGACTGGGCTGGATATTATCCAATTGCCCATGAGTCAGGGCCAAATATGCCTCGCAAAAAAGTTTTAAGTTGGTTTGAAGATGTTCTTAAAACAAAAGCAGATAAAATTTTTCACAATGCAATTTACGATATGTGTTGGATTCACAGGCTAGGGCTCACGGTCCACGGAACAATTGTTGATACAATGATCATGGCTTCTTTAGTTAATGAAAATAGATTTAGATACGATTTAAATTCAGTTGCAAATGATTATACAGGTATGGGTAAGAATGAGAGCGCTTTACAAGAAGCAGCAAAAGAATGGGGTGTTGATGCCAAGGCAGAAATGTACAAACTTCCTGCAATATATGTAGGCGCATATGCTGAACGTGACGCAGAGGTAACTTTAGAACTTTGGCAAGAACTTAAAAAAGAAATAGATTACCAAGATTTACATTCAATCGTAGAGTTAGAACAAAAAGTTTTACCTTGTATTTTAGATATGAAAATAAAAGGTGTTAGAGTAAGTGAAAAGCAGGTTGAAAGTTTAGAATACAAATTTAAAAAAACTTATGACTCTTACATTAAAACAATACATGATGCTACTGGTATCTATCCTGAGGTATGGGCTGCAAAAAGCATTGAAAGTGTTTGTAAACAATTAAATATTGATGATTTTGACAGAACAGAAAAGACAAACAAACCTTCTTTCACAAAAAATTATTTAAAAAAACATGAAAATTCTGTGCTGAGAAGTTTAAATAGTGCGAGAGAAATTGATAAATTAACTAACACTTTTTTAAAATCTATTAAAAATTATGTTTACAAGGGTAGAGTACACGCTGATATACATCAATTGAGAGGAGACTTTGGGGGTACTGTCACAGGAAGATTATCTTATTCTAAGCCTAACCTACAACAACTTCCTAATTATACTAATATTGGCATGGGTATTAGATCTATTTTTATGCCTGAGGAGGGTCATAGATGGGGTTGTTTCGACTATTCTCAACAAGAACCTAGATTGGTAGTACATTATGCTTTAGCAACTTTAGGAACCACAGGGGTGGCTAGTATTGCAGATGAGTATAATGAAAAAGATAGTGACACAGATTTTCATAAAATGGTAGCTGATATTACAGGTATGCCAAGAAGAGAAGCTAAAACAATTAATCTTGGTTTGTTTTATGGAATGGGCAAAGCAAAATTACAAGATCAATTAGGTGTAACTGAACTAAGAGCAAAAGAACTTTTGGACACTTACCATCAGAAAGTTCCTTTTATAAAACAACTTATATATCATACAATGGATCGAGCGCAGCAAAGAGGCTGGATTAGAACTATCCTAGGCAGGAGATGTAGATTTGACAAATGGGAACCTAGGACTTTTGGGATGCATAAACCACAAACATTTGAAGAAGCGTCTTTGGAACACGGATCAGGGAATATTAAAAGAGCTTTTACGTATAAAGCTTTGAATAAATTAATACAGGGATCTGCGGCTGACATGACCAAACAAGCAATGGTTAATTTAAGAGAAGCCGGTATAATACCCATGATTCAAATACATGATGAACTAAATATTTCTTTTAAAAATGAGAAACAAGCTGATGAGATTAAAGAAATTATGGAGCAAGCAGTTCCCCTTAAAGTTCCGAATAAAGTCGATTTTGAAGATGGTGAATGTTGGGGAGACATTATGAATAACAGAGAAGAGGTAATAGATGAAGATTATTGATAATAATATAATTGAAATTGATGCAGAAATATATAATATAATTGCGTCAAACAATATAGAAGAGGAATAGATATGAACATACTAGATCAAGTAGAACACCTATGGACAGATCACAAAAAATTAGTGATTGCTGTTGTAGTAATTATGGTTCTTTTAGCAATTGCATAAAAAGGTTATATGTTAAATGGCATATTTAAACGCGAACATACCTGTGACGTACGCACAGATCAGGAGGGAATACCTTTATGACCTTA